GCTGTTGACAATGTTTAAGACCTATAGCATGACCACATTCGTGTAAGAGTGTGTGTACCATGTTATATGTTCGTAGCTTGGTTTTAGTGTTAGACTTATACTTGTCAGGAAACACCTCATAAGCATTTATAGGCTTTCCATTAGTTGTCCAAATCACACTATCGTTAAACGTTATATCACCACCAATCTTCTGACCATTAGGAAAGTAGGCATATGCAAGAGTTCCAGGTTTATCTCTAAACATCTTATCATTATCCTTTGTCTCAAATCGCATTTCTATATCTGCTGTACCTGTCACTCTTTTAAATCTTATATCCATAGTCCTTAACCCCCATTGTCTTAATGCTATTGCCAATGCCTTATCCTCAAACTTACTGTTAGGAAAGTGTTTTGACTCATTAGTTACCTTGTACGTTACATATCCATAATCTCTCTTACTACCTTTTCTTCCAGATGCCTTTTTAGGTTGCCATTTATGTTTCCATTCTTCTATAGCATTGTAGGAAAAATCCATGTCAATGTTAGTATCAAACTGTTCATCATTGTCTTTAACTATGCAGAAAATTGTCATTTATCAGCACTTTATGTTGAGTTGTTCACAGTAAGCAGAAAATTGCTGTTGTTGTAGTGTTTCAGGAAATATGTTTATTTCAAGTCCCACAGTTCCAGCTATTGCTAGGACTACACCCACTACTACGAATGTAACGCATATACCAAAATGATCTATATTCATCCTAGTGCTACACCTACCAAATATCCAATTATTCCAAATACTGCTATTACACCTATAAATCTTACATTTGTAAATTCACTACATTTTACAGAAGCTTTCTTTCTAGGTACTTTCTTTTTGACTATATTAATCCACCTCCAAAGTTACATATTTTTGTTGAGGCGTTCATATGTTCCCTACAAACATCCATACTAGTGTCTATACCACCCCAATATATAAGATTTATGTATAAACCCCATACTAGTAGCACGAAAAGTCCAGCCATCAGGAGGACTATTATCTCATTTCTCATCGTCAATGTCTTCCTCATGTTCCTTTATCTTATCTTCTGAAAGGAACTGTAGTTTCCAAAATGTCTTTTTAGCCTGCATTGTTATCTTTTTTGGATCTTTGCCAAAAAGCAAAGTGAACCAATCGAATAGTTCGTTATAATCCTCTAACTCTAATTCGACCATTATCTATACGCCAACCTTTCCAATGCGTTTATTATTGCGTTATGTGTTCTATTATCTTCTTTTTCAGTTATAATTCCAATAGCTTCTATAGCACCCATCAATGCACCCAAAAACACCTCAAAGTCATGTTTGTTTGTCAAGTCAAGATTTGATGAAGGTGTTGGTTTCTTTCTCTTGAACGCATCCATTACCATTGTAGCAGCTTCGCTAATAAGATCCCAATCTTCCATAGATGTTGGAGTATTTAAACACCTTTAAAGATTATTGTGGGCTGGTTAGTTACTCCAGACCTTCCGTAGAGGATATGCGAACTCACACCACCCACAACTATATATTATAGATATGGTATAAATATATGATGAAACTAGGAAGATCAGAATCAGCAGAAGATGTCGAGGGAAGAATAGTAGAAACTGGCGATGGTAAGTGTAAATGCACAAGAGAAGCTAGAAACATATCATGCATAGAGCATGGTGGCTAGTGACAAAACACTAACAAATCTATCACAAATCTTGACAAAGTTTATATAGCAAGGTAATAACTCTATTATATGGGATTTACCGATAGGATAAAGGGTATGTTCAATTTTAGAACAAAATCCATGACAGAAACAACTGTTAGACCATCAGTAGCCCAACCATATATGGCTACCGATACAGGAGCTAAATTACCAATTTTTCCATTTCCATTAATAATGATTTATGAGTTGGCAGATAATGTTGATTCATTAAGAATACCTATTGAAACTGTGAATAGAGAGATGTTCAAAAATGGGTTTGAGATAGTTGAGAAGTTCAAGTACAAGTGTAATAACTGTGCAAAAGAGTTTCAATACAAGCCTTTAAAGGATGCAATCAAAGATGAGCAACCACAATCAACAAATGAGAGTAATGCAGATTCTATTGGTTCTGCTTCAACAGAAAAGGCAGTAAAGAAACCAGAAGAAAATAAACAGGGTAATGATGAAGCATTACAATGTGATACTTGTTTTAGTACAGATTTATTAAGACCTGAACCACGAAACAGAAAAATACTTGAAGAAATATTGTACAATCCAATAAATTCAAACCAGCAAACAATAGAGGATATTATGAGAATGTTAGAACGTGATTTGGAAATAGCAGATAACGCATATATGTTATTGTTAAAGAATTATTCGATTAATGATACTACAGGTGAGATAGAAGATGATAAGACAGAGATAAAGGAAATATTAAGAGTTGATCCACCACAGGTTGCTATGATAGCCGATTCTGATGGTAGGATAGGCTTTGACGATAAACATAATCCAGTTTATGTATGTCCTAGATTTGAACATAGGGCAAAAAGACTTGTAAGTGATCATTGTGATGAATGTGGAGCTCAAGCTCTCAAAGCAATCTTTGAAGTTAATTCAGTTTATTCTATTGGTATTCCACAACCTAAGAGAGTTATCTATGGCGAAGGCGAAGTTATTTGGAAAGCAGGAAAATATAGACCGGGTTTGATTTATGGGTTCTCACCAATCTATGCAATATGGTCTAAGGTAATGGCTTTATCACACATGGATGAATATATTAGAAAGTATTTCGATAAAATGCGACCTCCAAGAGGTATGTTAGTAATTGCTTCTCGTAATTACGAAACATTTAGAAAATCTTGGGATGCACTTGAACAAAAGGCAACAGAAGATCCATATATGATACATCCACTATTAGTAGAATCAGACAAGCCGGGTGGTAAGAATATGGCACAATGGTTGGACTTTACAGGTTCATTAAAGGAATTAGAATTTACAGAGGTAAGAAAAGAGTTAAGAATGATTATAGGTGCAATATATGGTGTACTTCCTTTATACTTTGGTGAACTTCCTACAGGTTGGTCACAGGAAGGATTGCAGGTTACAATTACAAACAGAGCAATTAAATGGGGACAAGATATATTAAAGAACTCATTCTTGTTAAAACTAGCAAAGATAAATGGTGTAGAAGATTGGGAATTAAGATTAAAGACAGGCGAAGAAACTGACAAGTTAAGGGACTTGCAGATACAAGGTGTAGAGATAGAGAATATGTTAGCATTACAACAATTAGGATTTGCTATTACAAGAACACATACAGGTGAGTTTAAGGTATCAAAAGATCCACTTATGGTGCCGGAAACAGAAAGTTTGCTTGGTGAGGGTAAAACAGGTAGAGGTAGAGGTACAGCATCACCAGTTGAAGAAACACAACAAAATCAAGGCGAACCAGCAAAGCAAAGACCATCTGATATAGGTGGTATGGGACAAGGAAGTCCGTCAAGTGGTACAGGAACTTCAATGAGTGACAAGGCTAAAAAGCCACAGTTTGATGGTATAACACCAGCTAACTATGAGATAGTAAAGAGTACATTACAAGATTCAATAGACTTTGGTTGGAAGAAGACCAAGACAGTTAATATGCTAAGGAAAAATGCAATTATGACAGTAAGACAAGCTAGGGAAATTGTTAATGAAGAGTTAGGTCAAACAAGGAGGTGGGAAGATGAAGACGAAAAGTAAAGATATTAAATCAAGTAAGGGAGAACAAACAAAGGCAACAGTACAAGTAAAGCCAAAATCAGAAATAAAATATGATGGTAGTGAAGTAGATGTACAAATAAAAGCAAGTCTAAAAGAAACAAAGAAACCGAAACTAACCAACGTATATACAGCAGATTTTAAGGCAATAGATGATACTATAGAAGATATAAAGAAAGCAAGTAGAAAGGTATCTACAAACGATTACGCAACAAATAATGTATATTTGTTTGTACAGAATTGCTTGAAACGAATACTTGAAGCAGAGAAGTAGTTGGCTACTAAACTTAATGTTGATACTGGTGGTAATGCTGTCGGTAAGAAACTTTGGGAGATGCATCAGGCACATGAGCAAACTGCCGTTGATAATTATAAAGAGGGTGTTTGTTTCTTATGTTTTCACAAAGATGTGGTATCTGCTACAGTTATTGATATATGTGGTGATTGTGCTGGTAAGAGAGGTAGGGAAGCACTTCTAGTACCAATAGGCGAAAAATACTATGGTATGTGTATGGTGTGTGGTGGATGGAAGTTCCACATAGAAAATATCAATGCTAGGTTTTGCAGAGGGTGTTATAAAAGAATTGTAGGAAGATTAAGAGATGATGGTCATGGATCAGGCGATCCCTTTTGGAAAAGTTTAAGAAGGAAGCATGGAAAGGATTGGGCTTGGCAAATGAATGATTCTACAAAATCCATAAGACGATAACTTAAATAGAATTAAAACGCCATTCATGTATGGTAGAAGAAATATTTCCAAACTTAGGCTATGAAGTTATACTTATAGTCATAGGTATATTTTTGTCTGGTCTAGCAGCAAGTTTTATAAGCCGATTTAAAAAGAGGCAGGATTGTTTAGAACTAATACAAAAAAATGTGGAAGAGTTGAACAAAAGGTCTTATCGCATAGAAAAGACCATTATCATTCTTGCAAAATTACAAGAGGACACCATATCAAAAACCCATCCTGAACTTAAAACCGAGTGGGAAGAAATTGTAAAGGAGTTATTAGACACAGAGTCACAATATAAAAAACTTACTAACCTAGATCGCTAGGATTTCCAGCTTCACTAAGTTTCTTACGAGGTATATCGTCTAAACTCATACCCGCTTTATATTTAGATAGATCTGGTGGAGATAACGTGAACTCCAATAACCTCTCTACATTCTTTAAACTTTTATTAGTTTCTTTTAATAGGTTTATTATCTCACTAAATCCTGCTGCCCTGAATATAAAACTAGACAAATAGGTTCAACCTATCATGTGTCATGTCATAATATTTTACCTTGTAGTTTATCTTTGATTTCTTTTCAGGTCTTCCACCAACCACTCTATCTACTTTAAGAGATAGTAATGGTTTCCTAAGTCTTCTAGGATAAAATTCTAACATATTCATTGTTGGGTTATAAACTACTTTATCTTTCTCTACTTGAAGTTCACTACCTGATACATAGTCAAAACAAGTACCATTTGTAAAAACACATATAGTTCTTTCCAAAGAAGGTCTTTGTCTTAGTTTATCTGTATGTGTTATAACCCATAGTTTGTTGGTTGGTATTGAATCACCCACATCATATCCCTCTGTAGGTCTAATAAAGAAATCTAGTATAGGTGTTTGATAAGTGAAAGCCTCTTCTTTTCCTTTGTACAGATTATCATAATCTTCTCTTCTTGTATAGATATAAATAGAACTAGCCATACAATGTGTATGAATATACTTAAATATAAAGCCTTCGATATTATCAATATGAAGAAGTGTAGAGATTGTAAAAAGAAGACATATGGATATTCAGATGGTATGCACAATGTTTGGGTATGCTGGGCGTGTGGTACTTTTGAAGGAAGTGGAAGTGATCCATTTTTCCCACAAGTAGTTATGGCTAATCCACAATTAGTATGGGCTATGATAGGAGAGAAGATGCTTACACCGATTGAGAGTGGGGAGTAATGACAGAATTTGAACAGCACGTTAGAGAAGAACTTAAAAAAATTGAAGAAAAGGTCGAAGACAATACCATCGAAACTATACGATTAGAAAATCCTTAAATATAACCATCTTTTATATTGGATATGGTAGAAGCACTAATACTTGTCGCTATTGCATCAGCAATAGGAGCAGGTCTGAACACGCTAAGAGGATGGTTACATTCTGACGGAGAGCCTTATTCTATAAGACGACTCGCAGGATCACTGATTATTGCTACTTTCGCTGCTCTGGCACTTGCACAAGTCCAAATAGTTGATGGATTAACCGATGCTGGAATAGTATTGGTAGGTCTAACAGTTGGATTTACTGCTGATTATGTAGTGACAAAGGCTAAGAAAGAAGCCGAATAAGACCAAAAGACAGGTAAATAGGGAATTATTTTACCCACCCTTTACCACTTTAACATTATCTTTATAAAGGAAAAGCATATATAAAATACAATGGATAAGTTATTCTTTAGAACATTAGTTACCAAAGGATTAGTGGCTAATACAAAGGCAGATGATGAGAGATTTTTCGAGGGATTACTCACAGTTGAAATGAAAGACAAACAAGGTGAGATTACCATAGTTGATGAATTATACAAAGTATTGCCAACATGGATGGATAGGGGAGCTCCTATCACAGACACACATTCAAACAGGGTGGTAGGTAAGGGTATTAATTTTGCAAAGACTACAATAGACGATGCAGAGGGTAATACATATCCAGCTATAAAGATTACAGGTAAAATACATAAAGACTATGAATTAGATGATGATATTTGGAAGAAGATACAAACAGGTGAGTATAAGGGATTAAGTTTCGGTGGAGCAACAAAGGCAGATAGAGAACCTGTCAAAATGAAAGATGGCTCTATTGCATATGCTTTAACTGATTTGGAACATTATGAGGTAGCAGTATGTGAAGATCCAGCAGTTCCATTAGCATTAATAACTCACACCAATCCACTGTCAAAAGCAGTTGTGGAACATGAAGATATGGGAAATGGTAAAATGAAGATAAAATGCTCTAAGTTTGGGTGTTATGTCACAAAACCAGACTTCTCAAACGCAGATGGTGATCAACATAGTATGTATAACCAAGATGTAGATAGAGATACAAGTTCTAATAGAAAAATAGGTGAAGTTAAAGATAAACAAAGATTAGATGATAGGGAAGGATCAGGTGGATTTGGTAATGAAGCAAATCCTTCAGGATCAGGTGAGTGGCAAGGTACAGGTCATCCACAACCAAAAGAAGTAGAAGATAAAGAGAAAGATATGGGACAGGGTAGAGTTGGTGGTGTTAGAGGGCTAGGTGGCTACAACACATCACAGCAAGGTGGTGGAGAAACAGCACAAATTACAGAGGTAAATGACGATAAAAAGACCGAAAAGACTAATATAAACCATAAATATATAAAGCAGGAAACATTTAATAAGGATAACAACATGACAGACGAAGACAAAAAACCTGAAGAAGAGAAGAAAATCAGCCAAAAGGCTGAAGACGACAAAGAAGAAGCAGAGAAAACAACTAGAAAAGCTGAAGATGACAAAGACGAAGAATCAAAAACCAATAAGGCTTTTGAGGAATCCGTTAAGGCTGGCTTAGGTGAATTAACCGAGCAAGTCAAGAATGTCGCAGCAACAATCAAAGGTATTGATGGCAGAGTGAAAGCTCTCGAAACACCAACAGATTTACCCCTAGCACCAGCAGGAACTACTGGATCAGACAATGATGTCGGAGCTGACGTAACAGCACCAGCACAGCCTTATCCACAAGGAGATCAAGCAGGACTAGACGATGATCGAGTTGATGACAACAAACCAGCGAATGATGCAGCACCTTCAATGCAAGAGAAGCCACTTAACAAAAGTGAGCCAAAACTTGTAGCAAAATCACAGCATACGTTTTCCACTGAAACCCCAAGACCAAACGCAGCAGTTGAGAAAATAGGAGAGAGTCAACAAGACTTTAGCCCAATTCTTAAAGATGCACGTTCAGAAGGCTTTGAGGGACTATCAAATGTCGCAAGAAATATTCTGAAAGGAAAGTATTACACACCATCTGACGAAGAGGTAAGAGGTTTCTAAAATGGTTCAAATAAAGACCATCGATGAACTTGAAGCTCTTTACTATGGGTACAATCGTAACCTACTTAGAAAAGCAGATGCACCAGCAACTACCTCCACAGCAGGCGTTTTCAACGCAATCTATGGAGCATATGCATGGGCTCAACTTAACTTAGAGGCTAACGCATTTGGTATTATGCCAAAGTATCCTTGGGACAAGTCTGGATGGAGGGTTATTACAGCGAAACCAACTCTGAACACCAACAGTGGTAACACTGCATTAGGTGGTACAGCAGAAGGTGGTGCTATTGCCGAAACTGTTAAACCAACACTTGCAGAAATCGATGTACGACCAAAGACAGCACAACTGCCTTTCAGTGCATCCGAAGTTATGGAATGGTTGGCAACACACAGTAAAGACGATATATGGGGAGGCTTAGGTTCTCTAAGACTTTACATGGCTGTACAACACAAAGAATTTCTAAACAGACAACTACTTGCAGACGTAGAAACCGGCGCAGCCGCAGGAGGAGCATTTGCAGGAAC